CAGCGCCGGCCGCCGCAAGGAGGCCGTCCCGCTCCAGACCGATGTCAACGCGGTGGCGCAGTGGGACAAGCAGATCGCCGATGCCGAGGCGCTGATCAAGGCCGACGAATTGCGCATCCCGTATATGGAGGCGATCATCGCCGGCCGGGAGCCGCCCGAGCTGTTCCCCGAGACGCGCGAGTTCCTCGCCGCGGCAGAATAGTTGTGTTAACCGCCTTCCAGATAATCGAGGAGGCGGTCTATCGCGCCAAGGTGCCGGGCTATACGACGACCTTCGCGATCCGCAACCTGAACGCGATCCTCTCCGACCTCTGCCAGCACCATGATTTCGCGCTGGCCCGCGGCGTCCACAATTTCGATTTCAACCCGGCGCTGGCGACGATGTACGGCAGCGGCCCTTACTCGTTGCCGCTCGACTACCTGCGTACCTCCGGCTCGTCCGGGGCGACCGGGGCGTCGCGCTCGGCGTGGTATCTCTACCCGACGCCGGCCTTTCCGTCGGGGCAGCCGATCTACATGACGCCGATCGACCTCGCCGAGTTCGATCAGTTCCCGCAGTTCCCGTCGCAATCCACCCCGTCGCTGTGGGCGACCGACATGGGCGGTTCGCTGACGCAGCGCATCGTGCTCTCGGCTGTCGGCGACATCACCGGCACCAACGGCACGGTCTCGAACATCATCAATGCGGACGGCTCTACCGTGAGCCTGGCGGGCCTGACGGTCGGCCTGTCCGCGGCGGGCGAGGGGATCGAGCCTGGGTCGGTCATTACCGCGATCGACACCACGACGAACCAGGTCACGCTCTCGCTCGACACCTCGAAAAGCCTCGACGGGGCCAGCGTCTTCTTCGGCATCGCGCCGGTGGCCTATGTCTACCCGCCGCCGCTCGGCTCCTATCCGGCGACGGTGCGGTTCCAGCGGCAGATGCCGCCCATCGTCAACCCGCAGACGGTGCCGTGGTTTCCAGACGAGGGGTATCTGATTACCGAACTCGCCTCGCGGCTGTGCGAGATCAGCGACGACCAGCGTGCCCTCTCGCTGCACGGGCTGGCCGACATGCGGATACGCAAGTATTTGCAGAAAGCCGACGACAAGACGAACCGCAGCCAGCAGATCCAACTCGACCAGAGAAACTTCGGCGGCGGGACGGCCTACGACCGGGCACGTAATACAAAATCAGCCGGCTGGTGAGCCGTGGTTGCCGTCACGGTCACGACGCAGATCGGGCCGGGCGCGTTCCTGGGTTACGGCGAGATCACCTTGACCGGCACAGAGATCGAGGCGGCGCTGGCTGACGGCTCGGTCGGCTGGAAAATCACTAGCAACTACGATAGCGCGGCCGAGGTCGATTTCTGGAATACCGTACCGTCCTCCGGCGCGGCGGCCGGATTTCGCTTCTTCCAGACGCTGGCGTCCGGTCACGCGAACCTGTTCAACATTTATGGCGACGATACCTTCGTCGAGGTCGATTACGGGGCGGTGGGGGGCGGGGGATTTCTCTACGCCGACGCATCCGAAATCGCCTATGGCACAGGCGATGACGTGCCGGTGCTGATCTACAGCAATAACATGGTAGCGCTGTCCTTCGACGAATTGCCGTACCTGCCGCCCAAGACGTTCGCGCAACTCCCCGCTTCCCCGACGACCGGGATGCTCGCCCGCATCACCAACAGCACCACGGCGGCGTGGGACGGGGTGGTCGCGGGCGGCGGCGCGAACGACGTACTGGCGTGGTTCCGCGCGGGTAACTGGCGGGTGATCGGCGGCTGATGGCAACCTCCCTTAGAAACGGAGTTCCCCTTAGCTTCGTAGCCAGAACCCTCAGCGACGCGACGGACGCGACCAACGCCGGCCGCGGGGCGATGCGGGCGCTGGCGAACCTGGTGCCCGATCCGACGACGCGAGGCAACTGGGTCTGCCGCCCGGGGCAGGTCGACACGATAGAGTTCTCCAGCCTCAACGCCGCGACCTTCGTCACCGCCATGCTGCCGATCGGGAATATCGTCTACGGCATGGTGTCCAGCGGCCTCTTTGCCGGCAAGGACCAGCCATTCGCCTACGATCTGGATGCCGGCGCCTTCCTGACCGTCACGGGTACCGAGGACGCTAATCTCCCGGTATCGCCCCCCGCTACGGGGCACTGGACGCCGCCGATCATGGCGCAGGTCGGCAGCCGCATCCTGGTGACGCACACCGGGTTCCCCGGCTCGACCACCGGCGAGCCGTCGGATTACGGCATCAAGTTCGGCTGGTTCGACATTTCCGATTTCTACGGGATCATCGAGATCGACTACGAAGACGGCCAGCCTTTCCTGTTTGGCGGACCCGACATCACCTTTGGCGTGCAACCCGGTATGGTGGTGACCGGCGCGGCCGACATACCGGCGGGGACCGTCGTCAAGAACATCTACCCGGTGACGCAGAGCGCCCGCTACATCACTGGCGACAGCCACTCGACCGACATCATCGATGGCATCGGCGGGGCCGACATGGCCGAGATGTTTCCCGGCAAGGCGATCGCCGGCCCCGGGATACAGCCCGGCACCACGATCCTGGCGGTGCCGACCGGCGCCTCGATCCAGCTGACCCAGCCGGCCACGACCACGGCAGCAGCGGCGACCTTCCTCGTCTGGGGCAATATCCCGAATTACTACCCCTACCTCAACCGGGGCGACTTCACGGCCGGCTCGGCCACCGTGACCGTCCCGACCCCTCTGCAAATCCACCGGGGCGCGCTGCTGACCGGCTCGGCGATCCTGCCGAACACCTACGTTTCCAGCATCTCGGGCACGACGATGGTCATGTCGCAGCCGGCGACCACCACCGTCGCGGCGGCCTCCCCGGGCGCGTCCTTCTCCAGCATCGGCTCGGTCATCGAGATGACGGCGAGCGCCACCGCCACCGGCACCGGCCCGCTGGCGATCGTGGGCGGCTCTCGATCTGCGCCGCTGTGGGGGGCGGGAGATACCGCGATCAACCATCTGCCGGAAATCCCCGTCGGCGTGGCGCAGATGAACGGGCGGGCGTGGTTCGCGTCGCCCGATGGCGGCATCCCCTGGTCGGACAGCCTCCTGCCGTGCGTCCGCACCAACGCGACGCAGGCGCTGATGGCGGACGACCGCCGGCCGATCACGGCAATCGCCCCCCTGATGCTCACCGCTCCCATCGTCGGCGGCATCGTGCAGGCGCTGATCGCCTTCCAGGGCGTCTCGGCGATGCACCAGATTTCCGGCGATCCGACGACAAACAACCTGACCTTCAACATCCTGCCGGTGACGACCGGCACGCTGGCGCCGAACACGATCACCCCCTCGACGTTGGGGACGTTCTTCGTGTCGCCCGAGGGGCTGCGGCTCATCGACTTTAAGGCCGGGGTTTCGGACCCGATCGGCCAGGACGGCGAGGGGGTGATCTCCCCCTTCCTCTCCGTGGTCGCGCCGCCGATCCCCTTTTCCACATTGGCGCAAGCCTCGCGCATGGCGGCGGCGGCTGGCGGCCGCACCCTGCGGATCGACGCGCCGGACGCCGACGGCACGGTCTTTTCCTACTGGTTCGATCTTACCCGCAAAATCTGGACCGGCCCGCATACCGGCGGCGCCAGCCTGGTCGAGGTCTGGAACGACACGTTTCTGGTCTCATCGTCGACGCGCCTCGTGGTGCAGCGGGCCGACGACATCCCGCGCGTCTACTCGGTCTACGAGGAAAACGGCCAGCAGCTGCTCTACGAGTGGGAGACCTCGCTCTTGCCGGACAGCGGCGAGATGAGCGAGAACACGATCATCGAATCGGCGATCATGGTGGCGCTCCAGCCCGACGAGCAGACCCAGATCGACTTCCTCGACGAGATACGCGGCCCCCTCGACGGGGTGACCCTGCGCGGCCTCGACGTGCCGGAAGCGCTATGGGGGCGGGCGATCTTCGGCGTCACCCTGACCGGCCCCGACCCCGGCACGATCCGGCAGCGGCAGATCCCGTGGACCCTGCCGCTCGTCTTCAAGCAGGGCCGCGTCAACATCCGGGGCCTCTCGAGCGCGACCGTGACGCTGGGCAATTTCTACATGCGCTATCAGGTGCTGGGCTACCTGTTGCAGGTACCGCAAATCCCGGTCGCGCCCTCGGACGAGGAGTTCTTTCTGCTGGCGAACGATGGGGTTACCATTCTGCGCTCAAACGGCAACATGAATTTGAGGCCGCGCTAGATGGCTGTCGGCGAAACCTTTGCGGTTTTCCTTGAAACCGACCCGCTTACGACGGCGTTGCCGCTGCCGATTGTCTCGGATGACCGTCTCGCGGTGGTGCGTTCTGGCTCGACCTATTATGCCTCCGCCTTGGAATTTGAGGGGGTGGCCGCATCCTGCACCTATGTCGTGGCGGCAAGCGGCGGCAGCACTGCGGCGACCGAGGCGCTTGGGGCGATCCAGCTCGAGCCCGCCGCGGCGATCGCGTCCTATACGGTGACGCTGCCGCCGAACGCACTCAATAACCAGACATTCGGCGTCTCGACGACGCAGGACATCACCTCGCTGACCGGGGCTCCGGCGGCTGGGCAGACCGTCAACGGCGGCGCGGTCGGGGTATTGCCGGCTGATGGCGGGGTCGCGTGGCGTTACCGCGCATCAAACACGACTTGGTATCGGATTCGATAATGAGGCGCTTTCTCCTCGCTGCCCTGGTGGCTCTCGTGCTGCCCGCCGTTGCGCTGGCCCAGACCAAGGTCAATAGCCCGATCACCGTCGGTCCAGGTCTCAACGCCCTTGGCCCTAGCATTTCGACCCTCTTGCCGCAGACGTGCGACGGAGTAATCAATACCACCGGCGGCGCGATGACTGCTGGGCTCGCGACGCTCACTGGGACCGGATTTACCTCGGCCGACGTTGGTAAGCGCGTCGCGGTCGCGGATGTCGGCAGCAATTTTGCCCTATCGACGCTCAACCTGAATGCCGGCGGCGCCGGGTACGTGGTCAACGAACTGGTGACCTTGGCCGGCGGCACGGGCAGCCCGGCAGTTCAGGTTCGGGTCGTGGCGGTTTCGGGTGGGGCGGTTACCGAGTTTGCTATCGTCAATCCCGGCATCTACACGGTCACCACGACGACATTTACCCAGGCCAGCAGCACGGTGGACGGCATCAATCCGGGGGCCGGGGCCGGTGTGACATTCAACAACGTCACGTTCAAGCGTCTGCCGCTGTCCACAACGATAACCGGGTTTACGAACTCGACCTCTGTGACGCTTGGCGCGGCGGCATCCGCGACGGATGCGAATGCCGCGTATCGCTATGGCACCGACAAGACGGCGGAAATTCAGGCCGCAATCGACGCCGGTCTCCCGGTGAACCTCCCGATCGGAATTTGCGTTCATACCAGCCCCATCGAAATCAAAGACAAGACAATTATCGTTGGACAGGGGCGGGGAGCCGGTCTAACCGGGTCGCATGACAATACGATTCTTGTGTATCTTGGCGCGCAGTCTGCAAGCGCTCAAATCCTTGCCGATAAGGACGTGGGCGGTGGGGCGGAGATTACAGGATATACCTACGGGAACTTCGCTCTGGATGGAGCACTACTCATAGCCAAGGGCATCCGAGAGGCCGGGACGCAAGTGGGGCGGAAGGAGCCCGTTAAGACACTGGGCCATACTCAGGTTGGCGCTGAGTTCCAGGCGTCCTCCGCCTTCCCGGATGGAAACTTCGGCCACCGCTATGAGTTTCTGGACATCCAGGAGACCACCTCAGGACTAAACACGGATGGCATCTGGATGGGCTATCCTAATAATGTGGACCTGGGGAAAGACCCGGACTGGAGCCGGTTCGTGGAAATCCGAGTTAACATCAATACCTCTGGTATTGGTTCTCCTATGCGAATGGGAGCTACTGACCACAATAGCTTGGTGCAGTTGCGCCTCCGTGGTCCCATCGCCACCCCTGGCATTGAATTTCTTGGGGGCAACTGGGCTACATTAGGTCATTCTCGGAACAATCTTTTTGTTTTTCTCGACGCCGGCGATGGCGGGGCCATCTCCCGAGGCACGGGGTTTTTGCGGGGGGCCTCGAATAAAGCTCTTTGGTACGACAGAGGCAACGGCGGGCCGCAGTGGACGACGGAGCCGGGGGCGCTGTTTGACGCCACCGACACAAATGCGCGGTCTGCATTTCTCGGCTTGGTTACTACTACTCTAGCCGACCTTCGCGAAGTTTCTAACTTTACCGCGCTATATCATGTGTCGGACAGTCCCACAAAAGTACCCGGCCACACTTTCCTGACTACCGATACCCCCGGAACGTATCGAGTCATTGCATTATTTACTGGGACCGCCAATCAATACAGGGTGGTTGCTGCGGTCAACGATACCCCGTCAGACACCGACGTTGTGGTTGCTACGTCCACGCTGACATCCAACTTGGATACGGCTTTCGATATTGTGCCTGGTATGCAGATACTTTTGCTTGCAGGCAAGACCTACTCCTGTCGCGGCACCCTGTCCGGCACGGCCAACGCGGGGGGCGGCATCAAGGTGCGGCCCACGGCCAGCGGCGCTCTCACGATCACGTCGATGCGTTTCCGCGCTCAGATGTGGAACAACCTGACGATTGTAGAGAACACCGAGGTAACCGCGTTTGGCGTCAACCTCGTTGGGACGACGGCGGCCTACACGAACATCGAGTTTGAGGGCGTGATCGTCGTCAATGCCGGCGGTATGCTGTCGATCCAGGCGGCGCAGAACGCCTCGTTCGCGGCGGATACGACCATCGTGGCAAACTCGCACCTCGGCTGCACCCGGATTAATTGATATGTGCATGAGATTCGCGTGGTTGCTGTTTGGCCTCCTCGCCGCGCCGGGGGCGGCGCAGGCGGCCTGCCCGCCGATCCCCTTCATCTTCGCCCAGGGCGCGCCGTTCAATGCGACCCAGGTCAATGCGAATTTCACCAGCCTGCGCGACTGCTACAGCACCTCGCTCAGCCCGGGGACGCCGCCCACGGTAGTCAATCATCCGGTGGTCTGGACGAATACGCTGGGCACGGGTCTTGGCGACCCCGGCACGACCTGGACCTACGGCGGCTCGATCGTGCTCAACCCGGTGCCAGGCTCTCTCAACCAGGGCCTCAAGACCTCGCAGACCGTCGCCGGCAACGTCACGACCGACACCTGGTACAACCAGTTCCTGATCGCCAGCGACAACGTGAGCGGGGCGGAGACCAACCTGTTCGGCGGCGGCGTCTATCAAGTCTGCTGTGGCGCGGCCGCGCAGGGATACCGCTTCGCGCTGGGCGGCCGGTTGGATGTAACCGGCGCCTGGAACCCCTCGGACCCGGAGGCGGTCTTCGTGGGCGTGATCGGCAATGCCCGGGCAACCGTCAGCTCACCCAGCATCGGGGCGCTGATTGCCGGCGGCAACTTCAACGTCGATGTCAGCAACAGTGCCCAGAACTGGGCGACGGTCATCGGGGCGGAGACCGATGTTATCATTCGGACGGGCTCTGAGGCGCCGCAGACCAAGACGAACCAATCCCACGTCCTGGGGGCGCTGGATGCGGTAAACGCCTTCGGGTTCTCGGCGTGGCATCACTATGTCAACGCCGGCACGACGAACGGCATGACGAATTTGTGGCTGCTGGACACCACCCTTGGCGGCGGGGAGATCGTCGAGCCGGTCGGCACGATTCTCAATGTCCGGGGCGCGATGACGGTGGCAGAGGTGTTCAACCTCAGCTCGCTGACCGTGACCGGCAATGTCCTGACCGGCCCCGGTGGCAACAGCTCCATCAGCGGCGCCGGCGCGGGATTCTTCAGCAGCACCCTTAGCGGCAACGGCAATCTGGGGGCTGTCTACCCGGCGTCGGCCGCGACCGGCTGGGCGCTCGGCAGCAACTTCTCGGCAGCCAACGCCGAGGTCAACGTGTGGAACACGTCCAACACCGGCCTCGGCTTCCACTTCAAGCAGAAGACCGGGGCGAGCGCCGCGTCCGACGTGTTCTGGATCAACAACACGACCGGCGGCAACAAGACGACCAACCTGAAGCTGATGGCGAAGGACGGCGCCGGGGTCATCACCTTTGTCGATGTCACGGTCGATGCCAATGACAGCTGCACGGCCGGCTTCTCCTGCCTGCGGGTGCCGAATTGAGAGTGATCCTGATCCTGGCGCTGCTGCTGCCCTTCGCGGCCCACGCCCAGACCGCCGACGAGAAGGCGACGCACGAGGCCTGCGACGAGCAGCGCAAGGTGGAGACGACGCCTAGGGGCGCGAAGCGGTTTGTGCCCGGCTACAAGCCCGGCTGGGAGAAGTGCGAGGCTTTCGAGGCGGCCTACCAGCAGAAGCTGAGGGACGCGGCGAGTGCGGCCAACGCCGGAGCGGTAGCCAAGAAGGCGGCGCGGGATTCGAAGGCTCAGGAGGAATTGAATAAGTGAGGTGGTTTGCGCTGGCGCTCCTGCTGCTGCCGCTGGCGGCGCGGGCGCAGCAGCCTGACCCGCGCATCGCCGGGCCGATGATCCAGGCGCTCCAGGCGCAGGTCGCGCTACAGCAGGCGATGATGAAGGCGCAGGCCGATGACGCCGAGGCGCAGAAAAAGACGCTATGGGAGTGGCTGCTGTCGGCCCAGGCCGAGGCGAAAAAATAGCGGGCCGAAGCCCGCCAAGTTCCCCTTAGTCGTGTCCGCTTCCCTGACGGGGTTGCTGACGCGCCAGCGTTAGCACATCCGCGCGGATTAGTGTATAGGGCGCATCATCTTTAGGAGGGGAATATGCGCGCATCGCTTCGTTACGCCGCCATCCTGGCCGTCGGCATCTTCCTCGGTACCGCCGCGGTGCAGCTCCACTCGGCCGGCATCCCCGGCCCGGTGGAGCCGAGCCAGGTCATTCCGCAGGTCAACCAGTACCTGGCGAACCTGATTACCCGCTCCGGCACGACCAGCGAATTGCAGTTCTCCGGCTCGCAGTCATGGGCGGTGAACAGCAACGTCGCCACCACGATGACCTCGCTCGGCCCCCAGGGCGCCAGCACCACGGTCTCCCAGTGGCTGACGGTGGTCGACAACCGGGGCCGCATCGGCTTCATCCCCTGGTATCTCTACACCGCGCCTTGATAGCTCGGCGAGCAGAGCGAACAGGACGAGCCACATGGCCCAGGAGGCCGACAGGAACAATCCCGCGGTCCCCCAACACGCGAGGATTGCCCTGTCGTCCCGGCTCGCAAGCCGCCAGCACGATACGCACAGCCAGATGGCGGCGGCAAGCCCGAGCGCGCCGGTAGCGACGAACCAGTCGAGCGGGACGGAGTAGAAATGGCCGACCGCGACCAGCCGGCCCTCGAGTGGCGCGATATGCGAGACGCCGCCCAGGCCCCAGCCGGTCAGCGGGCGCTGAAGACCGACTGCCAGGCCGAGTTCCCATACCTGGCGGCGGGCCTCCGAGCGCTGGAGGAGTACCGCGCCGAGCAACGCGCAGCCGATAGCGCCCACCGCGATCCAGCGCGACCGTCGCCACAGGAGGGCGGCGGCACCGGCCCCGACCGCGAGCAGCGCGCCCCGGCTCTGACTGAGGACGACCGCCAGCGCGTTCGCGCCGAGCGCCGCGTTCCCCGCTATGGTGCCGCGTCCGCGCCACGCGACGAACAGCATGACGGCGGCGAAGGCCCCGAGGTAGTTCGGGCTGCCGAATGGCCCAGGTGGCCGGGCCTGCCAGGGCAGTTGTACCAGGGCGATCCCACCGCACCCCACGCTGGCCCACAAGAGGACGGTCCAAATGCGGCTCGCGCGCCCCTCGGGGAGGAGCCGCAGAACCAGGAACCAGCAGACGAGCAGGAGACACCCGACGTATCCGTCGCCGGAACCGCCGAGGCTGGAGATCCCGGCGACCGCCGCGAGGCATAGGACGGCGAGGGTTATGCGCATCGCGGGCCGGGTGGCCTTCGTGGTGGGGTTTCTGGGGTTCCTAGTGTACTGCTTATGGCCGCAGCCATGAACTCGAGCGGCCCGCTGGCGGGCGCAATCGGAGGGCGGCGCATGAAGGGCAAAACCAAGGTCGCGAAGGTGATGGGCGAGTTCAAGCGCGGCACGCTGAACTCGGGCTCGTCGTCTGGCCCTAAGGTGAAGAAACGCAAGCAGGCAATCGCAATTGCGTTGAACGAAGCGCGCCGGGGGAAGAAATGATGGGCTTCGACGACCGCGAAACGTTCGACGACGACCTCGGGCCGTCGAAGGGCATCTTGGCCGGGATCGCGATAGTGGGCGTCTGCCTGCTGATCGCGGCGACCGTGCTGTTTCTGTCGTTCTCGAATGCGCGGGCGCAGAACCAGCCGACGAGTTGCTCTGGCACGGCCGAGACAACGGCGGCCAATATCACCTTCAGGCACCCGCCCGCGTCCTTCATCACTATCGTCAACCCGTCGGCTTCGGCGACCCTCTGGGTCTCGGCGACCGGTACGGCGGCGGCAAACTCTGCTGAGAGCTTTCCGCTGGTCGCTACCGGCAACAGCGCGACGCTGCCGCCGCAGCCGACAGTCAGCATCATCGCCTCAGCCGCGTCCACCCCGTACACTTGCTTCTTCCGATGAGATGGTTTCTCGCGGCGGCGCTCACGCTCCTGCTGGCCGGCCCAGCGGCGGCGCAGATCGGCGGGCAGCCGCCATATATCGACAACGCCATGACGGGTGGCGCGGCCGGCAGCGGCATGGCGCGGGATGGGTCAAACGCGGAGGCCGGGACCACCAAGGACAACCTTGGCCTAGTCCGCGACCTGGTGGTGGATTTCGCCGCCGTCTGCGATGGAACGACGGACGACGCTGCCGCCTTCGCCGCCGCGACGGCGTGGCTGGCGACTGCGCCGAACCAGCGCCTCGTCACGATCCCGGCCAAGACATGCGCCACCTCGGCCACGGTCACGCTTGGCGATGGCCGGCAACAATCGACAACAACGACTGCGCTGGTGACCGGCACGCCGAGCACGGTGGCAGTGGCGAGTTGCTCGGGTGTTGTCGCCGGTGATGCGGTTGGGATCAAGCGGGATGTTGGAACGGTCTTTACAACAAGCGTGACGTCTTGCGTCGGCACGACCCTAACCTTGGCGTCACCCTACAGCGGCGGCAATGCGGCGAGCGGCAATGCGGTTTTTACCGGCAAGATCAGCACCTATAACGGCGGCGGGTTTGTCGGATATGGCGCGGGAGGGACCAGCGCCGAATGGCCCGCCGGCAGAGACACCAGCACGATAAAATACATCGGCGCGACCGCTCCAACGACCACATTGGGCGCTACGGCATCGGCCACCAACCTAACCCTGACCGTAGCCTCGATTGCCAATATCGCACTCGGTACGCCGGTTGGCGTAACCTTAGACAACGGGCGCATCTGGTGGACCTGGGCGAGCGAGACGCCGACCGGAGTCACCGTCAAGATAGCCAACGAGATACCCTCGACCGCAACCCTCGGCAATGCCGTGCTGATTGCGTCCAACCCGGTTCTCCGGGTCAATGGGCCAATTCTTAACCCCGTGATCCAGAGCGTCATGCTCGACGCTAACGGTCTGGCCGCGATCGGCATGGATGTGATCCATCCTAACGGAGGTGAGTTTCAAGGTGCCAATGGCGTCCGCACTAAGGGTTACCTTGGCATCGGGCACAACATCCGTAGCGCCGAGTTTCATCCGCAGACCGCCGTGGGCGTCGGGGACAACTACTTTAAACTTTCGGCGGTGCAGCCGAACAACACCAAGACAATCGGCTGCTGGTATCGCGGCACGTCAGGGCAGACCGTGGCGTTCAGCCGCAATCACTTCATCGGCGGCAACTGCACGATGGGCGGCAATGACGTAACCGCCGCTGCGATCCGGGTAGAATTTATCGACAACAACACGTTCGAGAAGCCGTATACATCGGTCAACGGAGCCAGCACGTCGGGGGCTGGTCTTTACCGTCAACCGAGCGTCAACAGGACACTATTCCCCAACGAGAACGAATACGTCGCTCCCGCTTTTATCGGCGGTATAACGACTGGCTCGGCAACCGGCTCGACGCTAGGCGTTGAGCACATCACTGGGTACTCGATCTATGATGGTGCGGGAGTGCCCTCCAGCACAACGTTGAGCGGCTCGCTAATGACCGGGTTGCCGTTTGGACTAGCTACGCCGCAGGAACACTTCGCGGGGCTCGTGATGACCCGGGCCAGCGCGGCGCAGATCACCATTGCGACCGGAATGGCAGCTGACTCGACGGGCAATACGATACTGGCCCTGCAAACTTCTTGCACGGCGTCACTCAATACCTCGGGCAATCAAGGCATAGACTCTGGCGCAAAGGCCGCCAACACATGGTACGCGGTCTTTTTGATTGGCCCAACGTCGGCGGGTGTGGGTTCCTGCATTTTTTCAGCCACGACATCTGCGGTGGTGCCGACGCCAACTCTGCCAGCCGGCTATCTTTATTATGCCTATGTCGGCCGGTTCAAAACCGACGCCGCGTCCGACATCAGCGCCTTCACCTTGCTGCCGCGTGGGCAGTTCTACATCGACGCGACTGGGGCCAGCACCTATACGCCGGGAGCGTCCGGGTTTAGGCCAAGAGCAGTTCGCCTCCTTGCCTGCGGCGGTGGGGGAGGCGGCGGTTCGGGTGGCGTGCAGGTCAGCGGCACGGCTGTCTCCGGCGGCACGGGAGGCTCCGGCGGCGGCTGCATGGACGTGACTTATTCGCGTGAACAATTAGCGTCGACGATTGCGGTAACGGTCGGGGCAGGCGGCGCGGCGGTAAACCCCCCGGCTGGACCGAATGCTGCGGGGACGGTAGGTAATTCGGGCGCGCCCACATTCTTCGGGGCCAGCGCGGGGGCGGCCATCGCTTATGGCGGTGCGGGGTGCGCTGGCGACGGCGGCCGGCTGAACGCGGCATCGGCGTCTGGCGGGGCCGGGGCCGGGGCCATCAACACGACGAATGTTTCAGCCTGCACCAATGGCGCTTTAGGGGTGGCGGGTGCTGGCCAAACCGGCGGCGTGGCTGGATCGTCTGGCGTGTTCGGCACATTTTCTGTGACCCCGGGGGCAGGCAGTGCGGGCGGCGGCGGCGCCGCTGCCGGTGGCGTTGGGACTAGTGGCGGCACCGCGCAGGGGCGTTTCGGTTGCGCTGGTGGCGGTTCGGGTGGCGGTCAAGCGACGGGGCCGGCGGGGGCCAATGGAACGACTGGCGGCGCGGCGGTGGATGCTACGATTACAAGAGGCGCGGGCGGAAGCTCTGGAACGCCGGCCGGCGGCTCTCCTGCCGCGCCGCTGGCGCCGTGGCTGCCTGGATCATCTGCTGGCGGCGGCTACTCCGATAACGATGCTTCTCCCGGCTCGGGTGCCGGCGGTACTGGCGCGCAATGCGCAGGCGGGGGCGGGGGCGGCTCTACCCTAAACACCTTTGTTGCTGGTGCCGGCGGCAAGGGCGGCGACGGCTACGCCTTTGTGTGGGAACTGCGCTGACGGGCGATGGCCGAGGGCAACGGTCGCTGGCCGGGGGGGCTTAGCGTCGGCAACGCCGTCGCGCTGGTCGCCATCCTCGGAGGCGTGATCGCGGTTTATACTGAGATGCGCAGCACGGAGGCTGTGGTGAACGACAAGCTCGCGGCGCTGGCGCGCGAGATGACCGCTAATCGGGCCGGTCAGGAGGTGTTCGCTGAACAGATGCGCGGGCAGCTGAACCAGCTATCAAAAGATGTCGCCTATCTTCAGGCCCTGATGAGTATGCAGGGGCAGACCGGCGGATCGCGGCAGCGCGGGAAATGATCGCGTGGCCCATCCTCTTGCTGCTGTTGTCGGCTTGCGCGCCACAAGTCCCGGTGTGGCCGGCATCTTTGCAACTGGTGCCGCCTGACTTCTACTCGCGTACACTACGCTTTACCGTTGAGGAACACCGGCGCGGCAGGGCCGTCAAGCGGACCTACTACGTCCCGGTGCAGGTCGATCGGCGCACCGGCGACGTGCGTGTCACGCGTGAGGCGCGGCCGGGGGCAAATGGCATAGAGAGACAGTTGCGGGTCATCCAGGAGCGGATTGAGCGGCTTCAGGAGCGGATCACCCGGCGGCCGAGCCTGTCGGGCGGGGGAGAAATGGAATGAGCGCAGCTATTTGGTTCTGGATTTTCTACGTCATCAGTATCGTCTTCGGCGGCGGCTGGTATTGGCGCAACCAGGGGGCGCTGATCGCGTTCGGCCCCTTCGGTCTGATGTTCTACATCCTGATCGGCCTCTTGGGGTGGGGTGTCTTCGGCGCGCCCATCCGGTGATCTGTCGATGGAACCCTCAACCGAAACGCGGCTGGCGGTTCTGGAGGAGGCGGTAAAGCGCCTGGAGGCTCGCGTCGAGAAGATTGCTTGGACCATCGTCTCGGCGTTGGGGGTTACGACAGCGTTCTTAGCGGTGAAATATCTGTCGGATGCTGTCGGAAAATGAAGATCGTCTGCGGCTGGCAGCCCCTCGCCGAGGTGCTGGCGCATGCCGAGTCCTGACCGCGCGAGACCTCGCCGCGGCAAGGAAGCGTGCGCCGCCGGAGAGGGGGTAGATGGTGTCTTTCGACATGCCGAAGACCGGGACGTGGGAGCAGCGCGGCGGCTGGGTATTGCGCCAACTCGTCAAGGATTTGAAAGTGACGCCGGAGCAGGCGGCCGGCATTGTGGGCAACCTTGGTTTTGAGAGTGCCGGCTTTACCCAGCTGCATGAAATCGGTCAGCCGGAAGGCAAAGGCGGCTATGGCTGGGCGCAGTGGACGGCCTCGCGCCGGGTGGCCTTTTTCAGGTGGTGCGCCGAGGAAAGTCTCAACTGGTGGGACGACGAGGCCAACTACGGATTTCTTCTGCACGAGCTTCGCGGCAGCCAGGCAAAATCCCTGACGCAGCTGAAGAAAACCACCGAACCGGAGACGGCCGTTTTCACATTCGGCTACCACTTTGAAAAGCCCGGCGGCACAACCAAGACGCATTTGCCCGGCTTTGAGGGCCGGCTCGCATACGCGCAGCGCGCCCTGCAACCCGTCGAGGTTCCCGTCGCGGATCACCTCGACCAGGCGGTGCTTGTGTTCAACGCGGCGGCTTCTCTTTTGCAGTCCATGTTGCAGGAGAAGGGCTTTTACGAGGGCGAGATGGACGGGGACTTCGGGCCGGCGTCAAGGGCGGCTCTCCTTCAGTATTTAGCGACAAAGAGATGAAGCGCCTCCTCGTTGCGTGCGTTCTGCTGGGCGGGTGCACGACGGCTCAGGTGACGGCCGGGTGCGACGACGTGCACGATCTGCTGTCCAACCCGCTGGTGGACATGGCGCCTATCGAGGTGCGTGCGGCGGCAGCGGCCTTGCGCATAGGATCCTACGTTTGCGGCACGCCGGAGTATGCCGCGGCGCGGAATGGGGTGCTGTCTTGGATAAGGTCCAAGTGACCCGGAAGCAGGCGATCCTGTGCCTCGTCGTCGGGACGGTGTTCCTGGTGCTGGTGATCCTGATCTTCGGCGGGGCGTGGTAATTCGTTGCGCCTGGCAACCGCTGGCCGAGGTGCTGGCTGAGCCGAACGCCATCGACATGATCCGGGACTATGCCGAGGAGTTGTCGCCCCTTCGCGACAAGGTGCCGCTCGCCCCGGACTGGCCCCGCATGGCCGAACTGGAGAAGGCCGGCATCTACAAGCTGTGGTCCTGCCGCGTCGACGGAACTCTCGCCGGCTACATCAGCTTCCTGGTAATGCCGCACCACCACTACCGCGACACGCTGTTCGCGCTCGACCAGGGGCACTACCTCGCGCCGGCCTACCGCAGCACGCCGGGGCGGATCGGGCTGAAAATGTGGCGCTCGGTCGAGCCGGCGCTGCGCGATCTCGGGGTGAAGTGGATCATGGCCCATGACGGCCAGCGCTCGCTCCTACCGTTCTTCCTCGCATTGGATTACCATCCGCGCTCGGTATTATTCTGGAAGGAGCTGTGATGGGGCCAATGGGCGCTGGTGGATCGGGCAGCGGCGGCGGTAGCCCGTCGGTGTATCTTCCGCCCGGGCAGGACGTGGCGGCCAAGACGTGGGGTGATCTTCTCAACCCTCTGGCCGGGGTCGCGGGGAATGCCGGGGCCGGCACGCCGGGCGCATGGGCCTACCCGCAGTCGCAGTCGCTCTACCCGACCGGCTACAACCAGGTCTCGCAGTTCCTGACCGGCTCGCCCTACGGCCCGACCCTCTACGACCAGAACATGGGCACCGCCGTCGGCTCGGCGACGAACGCCTATGAGAATTTTCTGCCGACCTACGGCGCGGTGACCGGGGCGATCCCCGGCCTCGTCGGGGGCGCGACCGCCGGCATGCCGTACCTGCCGCAGACGCTGGAGAACGCCTTCTCGCCGTACTACGGGACGATGGTGCAGGCGGCGGCCGGCAACCCGCTCTACCCGCAGGCGATGACCGGCGCGTCTCAGGCGGCGGCCTACGGCGGGCAGGGCGCGCAGGACATGATGACGCAAGCCCAGGCGTTGATGATGTCGGGCTTCGACCCGCAGGCCGGGCTCTACAACCGGGGCCAGCAGCAGCTCCTCGACAAGTCGAATGCGGTCAACGCGATGTCGGGTCTGTCCGGTCCCTACGCCGCCGGGGTCACCAGCAACGCGCTCGGCAATTACGACATCAACTGGCAGAACCAGCAGCTCGGCCGTCAGGTGCAGGCGTCGCAGGCGTCGTCGCCTCTCTTCACTGGCGCGACGAACCTCGCCTACGGCTCGGCGCAGATGCCGAACCAGGTCTACATGAAACAGATCTCCGACGTGCTCGCCGCGCTCGAGGCGCAGAACCGGGCCGGGCAGAGCGGCGTCTCGAGCTACGGCGGCATGATCGACGCCATCGGCCGGGGGCTTTCCGGCGGCCTCGGCCTCGGCACCACCGGGGCGCAGGGCCTGACCTCGATCGGTGGCGCGCCCTACTCGACCGGCGCCACCATCGCCAACAATTCGCTCAGCGGCCTCGGCAACCTGAACAGCATGCTGACCAGTTCGACCGGGTTGGGAAATCAGCAGTACGCGCTGCCGATGCAGGTGATGGATCAACTCGCCAAATACATGGGGCTCGGGCAAACGGCCTCCGGCCTTAACAGCGAGATCGGTCAGCGAGGGTTCAACCAGCAGGCGTTAGGCGTCGGCGGCCTTCTCAGTGGGGCGAACATGCTGATAAACCCGACCAGCGGCTGGTTCCCGGGCGTCATCAAGGGCATTACGTCGATGGCGGGGTTATAGCCGATGCCGGAGTGGCTTATGGCGTTCCTGCGGATGGCGCAACAGCAGCAACCGCAGGGAGGCGCGTTCGATCCGCTGTACGGATTGCCCGATTCGATGGGCGCGACTCCGGCTGGGGCGGGTGGCCAGGGCGACCCGGTGCTCGGCCTGTTCAACCAGCAGATGCCGGGGTGGAACCGCTTCCACATGAACCGCTACCCAGAGATGTTCCGCGGCACCAACCGGGCGTTTCAGGGGCCTATGACGGGCGACCCGGTGCTCGCGCCTCCGCGCCTGCCGCCGGTAACCATGCCAAGCATCCTCGGCGTGGACCCGGGCACGGGGGCCGGCATCCCACCGGGCGGCTGGATGACGCGGCCGCCGCTGCCGTCCCTTGAGGAAATCCTTTACGGGCGGAGAACCTGATGTTCAATCTTGCGGCCCTCGGCGCCGGCATCGGTCAGTTCGCGCAGCAGCAGCAGCAGGAGCGCGAGAACCAGGTCCGCACCCTGATGCTGCAAATGCAGCTGCGGAAATTCCAGATGGAGATGGAGGCGGATAGGCGCGCAAACGAGGCGGCGGGATTGTCGTTCGATTTGGGCGGCGGCGGCATGGGTGCGCCCGCAGCGCCTCCGCCGATCCAGGGGCTGCCGCAGTCGGCACGCCCGGCGACAATACCGGGATCGGCATTTGAGGGTCAGTTCAGCGGCGATCCGCTCGCTTTGATCGAGAAATACGAAAGCGGCGGCCGTAACGTCATGCAGGGCATCGTGCCCCCGGGTGGTGGCTACAACCCATCGGTTGGCCGCGTCACTGGGCCGTCTACCGCACAGGGCTATTACCAGATCACCAATACGACTTGGCGCGACGCGGCACCGAAGGCGGGTGTTGACCTGGCGCAATTCCCGACTGCGATGTCAGCGCCTAAGGAGGTTCAGGCCAAAGTCGCTCAGGCGCTCTATAACGAGCGCGGGTTCCAGCCGTGGGCGCCATACAACCCCAAGTTGGCGCAGGCCATTAGTGGGCAGTCGGTATCCCCGGGGGCGCCGGATCAGGCCGCCGCGCAGCCCCCCACACAGGCCGAGCCGCCCCCGGAGATGCCGCCGTCGGTGCGAGACATCGCCCTTATCTTGCGGCAGAAGAACCCGACCGCATCGATCCGCGCGATCATGGAGCGCGCCAAGACAGAGCGCGAGGGGCTGCTGAGCGACTACAAAGTCAAGCACGACGCGTGGAAGGCGAAGACCGGATTTGCCGGCGACGCCGCAAGCCGCGCCATCCAGAGCCGCAAGGTGGACGTGGACGAGTGGCAGGGCGAGCAGAAGATCAGCCAAGAAGATACCCGTATCCAGCAGGAGTTGCGCCGGATCACGGAGGCGGAGCGGGCCGGCACCGCCACCCGTTCCGACCTGGAGTTCAAGCAGAAGCACGCCGGCCGGCAGCAGACCGAGGTCGAGCGCGCGAATGTGGCACGCGAGCAGAACGCCGGCCGGCAGCAGACCGAGGTCGAGCGCGCGAATGTGGCGCGCGAGCAGAACGCAGCGGGGCGCCTGAAGGCCACGGTCGGCAAGGCGCAAGCCAAGACCGATGTCGCGCTGACCGAGGCTGAGAATTTGGTCAAGGACGCGCGAGAGCTGGCGATGATGATAGAGGCCGATCCGACGCTGGTGGGTGGCCCCGGCATGGCTCGGCGGGCGGGTGGCGCGGCAAGCGATGTGCTGGGGGCCGTGATCGGCCGGGAAGACCCGCTGCGCATGTCGAACCCGGCCTCAGCCAACTTCAAGAGCAAATTGCAGCTGCTGCAATCCAGGCTAGGCAAGCCGCTGCTCGACGCTCGCTACTGGAGCAAGGGCGAGCAGGAACGGATGAATCAGCTGGTGCCGGCGCTAGGAGAGTGGGACAGCCCCACGGCGGCGAGGCAGTCGCTGAACAATATCGCTGACACCCTGGAAAGAACCGTTGCTGCCACCCGCGCGGCGACCGGGGCCGTTGCCGAAGACGTGAACACGATCACCGAGGATGAAATCAAGCGCGGCCTGCCGGAAATCTTTGGGACGCAATAGATGTCGGACGCGCCGCAAGCCCAGGAAACCACCCCGGAGCGAAAACTCCAGCTGCTGCACGAGGCGTACCGTCTCGGCATGCTCCCGGCCGAGAAGCGGCGGCTCTACGAGGGCGCGATCAAGCTGAAGATGATTGATCCGCCGCCCGTGCAGCCGAGCGGCGTCATGGCTGCCGGCGGCGCGCTGGGCGGCACCTCGACGCCGCCGGAGGCGGACACCGAGATCGGGATCGGCCTCGCATCTCCCGGTCCCGCTCCTCCGGTCGCGCAGATGCCGGGGCAATCCGCTCGCGGCACCGCCGGGGTGGCCGTCCAGCGCTCGCGCGACCTGCCTGGCGAGATGCGGCTGCTGCAAGGTTACGACCCGAGCGTCGATTACGACACCGGCACCGGCTGGAACGACGCGGTGGCGATGTACCGCTCCGACAATCCCAGGGAGAAGCGCGCCTATCTGGCGAAGAAATACGGCCCCGATAACGTCTTCACCGACCGCGGCGGCCGGTTCGTGGTGCGCGGCCCCGAGGGCAAGCTGATGTCGCCCGAGGGCACCGGGTTCGTTAACGACCTGATGCAGGGCGGGGCGCAGATTTACGCCGACGCGCCGATGCTCGCCGGCGGCGTTGGGGGCGCCATCCTGGGCGCGCCGGCCGGTCCTGGGGGTGCGGTTGCTGGGATGGTTGGCGGCTCGGCGCTGGGCAAGGGGTTGACCGAGGGTGTCAAGGCGGTGACCGGGGAGTTCGACAAGACCGCCGGCGAGACCGCTGAGGCGGTCGGGCTGGCAGGCCTATACGGCGGGGCCGGGGAGGCTGCGGGCCGGCTGGTGACGCAGATACCCCGCGTCGCTGGTAACGCATTCCGCAAGTACGTCTCGCGACCAACCAAAGAGTCGCGGGACTTGACGGCATCCGTAGAGCGTGCCGGCGGCGTGGCCCCGATCAGATCGGCGGCCCCTGGGCTTGGGCCGCTCGCGATCGGCCAGGATTTGGCGATGCGCCTTGGGTACAACCCGCTAGAGGGGCCGAACAGGCGCGCGGTCCACGGGAGATTGGCGGACATCGCCGATCTGACGCCGGCGCAGCGTGAGGCCCCCATCGAGGAAATCCTTAATCCGACGGCTCGTGTCTCGGCCACCGAGGCGGGGGAGAGCGTGCTGGGGGCGGTGCAGCGGCATGGCGCGCACCTGGAGGCCGATGTCGAGAACCTGACGCGCGACGCCGACCGGATGCTGAACCGGCAGCTGAGCCAGCTTGGTGCCGTTTCCCGCCGCGCCCCAGCCGGTATGGGCGGCGGCCTGGGCATGGACTTCGCCGCCGGTCTGAGCCAAGCCAGGGCTGAGTTCAGCCGCTCGATGGAGAAGGGCTACTCCCAGATTGATCGCCTCGTGGCGCCGATGGAGCGTCCCCAGCCGCAAGCGTTTTCCCCAAATCGAGAGATGACCGATGAGGCTCTGTTCGGGGTTCCGTCGGCCAATCGAGGGGCGCCCGTCCCGACGCCGCCCACAGGGATCGTGCCGACACCCACGATGAAGAAAGCTGCCGGCAGGATCCTCGACTCTCTGCCAAAGGGCGAGGCCGGGGAGCCCATCTTCGCTGACGCTCGGGTTTTGCGGGCGCTGAACCAGCTGCGCAACGCCCCGGAGAAGATGCCGCTCGGGGAAACGCAGCGCATCCGCACCATCCTCGGCGAGATGGGTGAGTTTACCGACATGATGCCGGGGGTCGCGAAGCGCGACTTCAACGACCTGCGCCACGCGGTGAACTCCTCGATCCAGGCGGCGGCGCTCGACCCAGCTGCTGGCCCAGCCATACGGTTGCTGCGGAAGATGGACGATACTTACCGCGAAGGCATCCGCAAGTTCGGCGACGCCGAGATCAACCAGATGGTGGCACAGGCCAAGACGGGGATCATGCCGGACCCCGGCGTCATCGCCGATAAGGTGCTGGCGCCCGGCAACCTCTCCCGCGCCCGCACGATGCGTGAGATGGTCGGCCCCGACGTGTGGAAGCGCGTAGCCGCCGCCGACATGGACAATATGCTCGGTCGCGGCGGATCGGCGGTCGACCCGCAGACTGGTGATATCTCGGCGAGAAAGTTCGCGGCGCTGATAGCGGACAAAGACAAGAGCGGCATGCTGGAATTGACCTACGGCCCCAGCGTTGCCCGTCAGATGCGGCTCTACGGCAAGCGCATGGACGCACGCGGCGGCAAGGTGCCGGCCGAGGTGCTGACGCCGGACAATTTCGGGCAGACCATGCGGCAGTTGGAGACGGCCCAGCAGGCCCGAGACGCCTTCCTGTCGCGGAATTTTCTATCCGAGTTGTCCGACCCGAAAAAGATGCCGGACGACGCCATCAACTTCGTCGCGAGTCCGGGGCAGCAGACCAAGCTGGCGCAGACGCAAGCCTTCTTTAGTGACGATTCCCCGCAAATGGAGGCGATCCGAAAGCAGGCGAGGGAGGAACTTCTCCACTCGGCTATCGTCGTAACCGGGAGCGGGGCGACGACCAGCATAGCCGGGGACGGTATAGAGAATGCCCTGTCGAGGTGGACGCCCCGACAGCAGGAGATACTGTTTCCTGATGGGCTCGCCGCCGACATGGGCCGACTGGCCCGAGAAATACGCTTTATGTACCCGAGAAACCCAAACGCAGTAGCCGGAGGCATGGCGGCGGGAGCAATCGGGCTATTGCCCTTTCCCACCAACATTCCGGTCGAGTTGCCGTTCAAGGTTTGGGCATATTTTCTATCGAAGCCCAGCGTCGTGCGCGCCCTGTCGGAGGGGCTGAAGCCCGGCCCCCGCAAGGCCGCGACCCGCGAGACGATCCGCATGATCTTCCGCGAGGCGGCGCTCGGCGAGTTGCCGCACCCAGACGAGGAGCCGGCGCCCGGAGTGATGTCGCGAAGGGATGCCACCGAGGCCGTCATGGGCCGCAAGCAGGCCCCGCCGCCCTCGGGGTCGCAGCTTCGCCCGTCACGCGATCTGCGCCCCAGCGCCGCCGGCCCCTAGCCCATCGCGGGAGGCTCGACCGGGGCGCACTCCGGGGAGGGGGTGTCAGACATCGGTACAACTCCCACGGAAGCGAATGCCGGACCAATCAAGCGGCTTCTTGACCCCATCGCTGGTGGCGGGAGGGCGTGGCTTCGGCATGTAGTGGGTGAATGCGCCCGCTCGGTAGCCGGGGCCGTCAGCAGTTTGCCACTCGAAATCGTCCTTGGTGTCGTCCCAGAACGCGACGACCATGAAGTCGCTCTCGGTCGTGCCGAGCAACCATTCCTCACCGGAATTTCGAGCAGCATCGTCTATCGGCCGCCACGCGTCCGCCGTCATGGCTCAGCCTTCCTCTTGAAATCTATCGCCAGCCAGATCGCCGCGCTGTCGCCCGCGTTGATCGCGCTGCGTGGGGCGAGGCGGTTGACCAGCACCAGGAGGCCGGTTGTCGGCATCATGATCTCGGGGCCGCAGAACCACGTCACCGCCGGGCTCGTCCGCAGCATCAGGATCGCGTGCTCGTCCTCGCCGCCCTGGCGCCAGTCCATGCAGGCACCGGCCGGCAGCAGCTCCAGGTCGATGCGGCCGAAGTCGATGCCGCCCATTTGGTCGCCGAGACGCTTCACCCGCTGGATCGCGTTGTTCAACTCCGCCCACTTGCCGGCGGCGGCGTAGGGCGGGATCGTGAACTTGCCGTCGTCGCGCGGGCGGCGCACCGGGCAGACCAGCGTGCCGCCGCCATCGTCCTTGAACAGCCCCAGCCGAGTGCGGAGCGAGCCGATCAGGTCGAATGGATCGAGATGCGCGGCTGCCAGGAACGATGCCACCTACGCGGCCCCGTCGAGGTTAGGTTGGCACAGCAGGCAGATGCCGTCAATTAGGCTCGTCTCCGGGTGGCGCGGGCACAGGCCGGCCTGCTGTAGCTGCTGGCTGTAGTGCGCCCAGGCCATTGGATTGCTCGCAGCCTCGGCACGCTTGTCGGCTTTGTCGAATTTTGCCTGGAGTTCCGCCACCTCCTCTTTTGAGAATGCCGTCCGCTCCCTGATCTCGGTTGCGGTCGGCCGCAGGTTGTCGCTGACCAGCGAGACGACGGCCGGCTGCTTCCCCTCGATCATCCGTAAGGAGCGCCGCAGCCAGTCCTCGCCGATCTCCATGACCACGACCGCCGCGACCTCGCCATCGGGCATCGACCGTCCGGCCACGACGCCGGAGATCGCCGCCGCCGCCTCGGCGCTCGGGGCGACCAGGAGGTTGGTGAACGGGCGGTTGCCGTCTAGGACGATCGACACGCAGTAGGCCTTGAGTTCGCCGCTCACCGCTCGCCCCCAAACGGCTCCAGAGAGCCGACGAGGTGCTCGCGGCGCTTGGCGGCACGGGTCTGAAGCAGGCTCATGCGTTCCGCATGCTGCGGCGGCGGCCCGAGTTCGCTGCTCAGCCGGTCGAGCGTCTCGAACGCCTGCCACTCGCCGAGGCGCGTCAGCATCTCCTTGTCCTCCTCGATGTCGATGTCGCGGGCGATCTCCTTCCACCGCTTCTGCACCTCAGCGGCGGCGTCCGAGAGCGCTGGGGCTGCCTGTTGGCGCTGCGGGGCGCGGGCGGCCCCGGTGCCGCGCGGGGCACCGCTGGCGGGCGCGCCCTCGCCCTGCTCGGTCTGGTCGGCGTCTTTCTCGCCGGTCGGCACCTTGAAGACCTGCCGCAGGAACTGCTTTTCGACGTAGCTCTGCGCCGCGCCATAGGTCTGCGGCCCATTGATCGGCATCGCCAGCGTGCGCGACATCGGCAGCGTCGACATCACGCCCGACTCGTGCAGGAACGTCAGCTCGTAGCTGGCGAACAGCCAGGGTGTTTTCTTCTCGCCCTCCGAGACGCGGACCTCACTTTCCGCTTCGTTGATGAGAAGCGCGAGGCCGGCATCGGCCATCAGCGGGCCGATGATCTCGTAGAACTTGTCGACGCTGACATAGTTGTATCGCGCGTGCTCGTTGCGCTCGTCGACGCCAAGGCGCCTGATCTGCTTCTTGACCGCGATAATGGCGGCGGCGATCTCCGGGGGCATGGTCATTTTATCTTTCTCGATGGCTGGTTCCGCAACCAGCGGGCCACATAGGCCCCTGGCGACGGGTCGGCGAGCAGATCCTGGTAGGCGCTCTCGCCGGCAGAGGGGTAGGA